TCAGAACTTGTACACCATATTGTCCTCGTACTCGCCTTGGTAGTTAAGAGCCGTCTTAATTGCTACCCGCTGCGCGCCGTCGAACGCCTGCCAGTTATCCACCTTATCTTGCTGCATGTACTCAATAAAGCGTAAAAACTCGCTCTTAGTTGAGCTAAAGAAGATATACGGCGGGCGGGTGATGTTGATTAATCGCAAGAAGTCGATTAAATCAAAGTAATGCGCCTGTTTGTAACTCTCTTGTTTGGTGCATAGGTAAGGTGGATCTAAAACAAATACCGCCCGTGGGTCGGCTGCGAAGCGTGGTAGTAGTGTATGAAACGACTCTGAGACCACCTCTACGCCATCCAAATAACCGTCTGCAGAGGGATAGTCTGACTGGCGTAAACAATGCCAAAAGTCCTTGGCGCACAACTCCTCAAACGTGCCGACCTGTTGCCCAGAAAACAACAGCCAGCTAGTTAGCGTGGCAAGGTCAACATAGCCGTCAAACGCTTTAATGGTGTCAATAATCTGCGCCTTGAGCGCTTTATTGGTGATGCGCTTTTGACGTGGGATATCCACTAACAACGCCGCAATTTGCGCCCGCAAGCGGTTAATGTCGTCGATATGCTTAATGCGCTCGGCGTAACCGTCGAAGTCGTTGTAAATCACGCGGGCGCGCGGTTTGAGTTGTTTTGCAGTATGACTAAGCAAGCCTGAGCCACCGAACGTATCAACAATCGTCCAGCCCTCACCATCACCCGGAATCTGCTCGTTTAAAATCGCTTTAAAGTGATTTAAAAAGTTGCGCTTTTGACCGACAAACGGTAATGGGGCTTGCTTAAAGTTTCTTTTGGCTTGATTTGCCATAGTTTTTTCCTTCTTATCTATGGCGTTCCGGTGTTCTTGACACTCCGACACTCAAATCAAGTTAATTAATATGGTTAATGGTTTTACAGCGACTACATTTGATTTCTAAATGTTTCACTGTGCCGACTTTTGCCAATAATTTGTTGCAACATTGGCAACGGATCTCTTTTAAATTCTGCATATACTTTCCCATTTTTAGCGGTTTTGTTAAAATACCGCCTGCCTCGCGAGGTAGGCGGCATATAGCTATATGCAGGCTTATTCTGCTTAGCTGGCATTATCCGTGTTCCCGCACAGATAGTGTCGCCGTCTTTATTCCTGAACTACATCTAAATTACTTGTACAATCTGCATAAAACGTACCATCCGCATTATGCCAGTGGCTAGGTGGTAACTCATCACCGTTATGCTCAACGATTAATAATTTGCCAAATGGGCTCTCATAGACGATAGTGCCAGCATTGCCGTTACGTAATTTTATTTTGTTACCAATTTTCATAAATTTATCCTTTTTTAAAAATAGCTGCTAATTGATTTGGGCTAAATCGCCAACCTTGAGTTTTACCGGTGACTGCGTTAAAACACCACTCAGAGCAAAAATATTTACTGCGTTTTTGTTTGATGCCTAATACAATACCAATTGCGCCCCACCAATCGTATTTACTCCCTTTTGTAGAGTTAAAATAAAACTTAACCTCGGCCTCGCTAACACCATCAAGCAACACCAAATCCCACTTATCTCTTTCAGTGAGATCAATCTCTTTACAACGTACCCCGCCATCACGGATAGAAGAAGAATAACAGTCATAATGGAGCTCATGCTCATAGTGATGACCTGATGTGTACTCAATACGCTCAACTGCAATCTCGCAGTGAGAGTAAGGCCCTTTTGTCAGTTTACGGGTAAGCCAGTCTGAAAAACGTGCCAAAAGTGTGGCTGGTTTAAGACCTGTTTTTTTGCCTTTATAAAGCGCCAAATAAACATTAGCCATTGTTATAAGCCTCCATCAAGTGATCCATTTGTTTAATAATGTCATCATAAGTTGCCTGCATTTGCTCAAGCGTTAAACCCGGCGCTTTGAGCTCGTATTTACGCATACGCTGATTCGCTAACTCTACTTGCAATTTTTCGAGCCCAGCCGCTTGCACTAAAATCAAATCTGTTGCAGCCTTGTTGTTTAAGCCTGCACGTTTTGCGAAGTCTGTGATATAACGACTGCACTCACCTTCATAATTTGCGGATTTAAAGGCTTCTGCCGCTGTCTGACGTTCGCGATACTCACTCTCAAATCGTGTCCACGTGTTATAAATTGTTGCCGCGTGCTCATCGATGTTGCCGATAAGGCGAGTTTGGGTGTCGGCTAAAAGTGCAGTCTGTTTTTCGGCTGAAATTTCCCACGTGAGCGTATCAAGATTTAACTTGTGTGCCGCACTTGGTTGTGGGTCAACTAAAACTGGATTACCTTGCTTATTGGCAATAATTTGCTTACCGGCGGCTTGTCCATCTAATAAAGTGCGGTAGGTTTCTTCGCTAATTCCCGTCGCGCCTTGAGGAATGTCATGTAAATCCTCTATGTAAAATCCATTTGTAGTTTTATCGTAAAAATACATTTTTTAAACCTCTTAATATCCAATAGCAAACCAATCCGCCGATGAATCAATAGGCAAAGTGGAATTAATTTTGAAGGTGAATTTTGAATTAGTTACATTAAGCGCAGCCAAGTGTGTGGCATGTGCTGCAACGGTACGCATTTGATTTTCGGTTAACTGAATATTTAAAACCTTATTTGGAAATGCGATAGGAAAGACTATATCGGTGCTATTTTCATCGTGGACTACAGGTGTTTTACCCCATTGCAAAATTAGCCCATTAGGCAATTTAACCCATCCTGTCTGTCCCCATTGAGAGCGATAATCGCTAGTCTGCACGGAGTTGTTAAGAGATTTACCGCTTGAAGAGTGAACATCTCCAGCACTATTAAAGTCGCCATTATGCTCAAAAGCCCACAACCTGTTAGCGCCATTATCCTCAATAAGATGAATAATTCCGCGCCCAAAGCCATCACCTGCACCTTGTTTAGTCGTGTAACCAAATGAAAATCCCGCGCCATAACGTCCTTTTGAGCGTACCAACCCTTTGACAAATGGATGATACGTATCACGGTCTTGAGATCCTGTAACCTCAACCATAAACGGTGCACCGCTAGTATATTGATTAGCATAAGTGCCATACCCAAAATGTTTAGATGAAATACCCACGGAATATAAAATGCCAGTTAATCTATCACCAGATTTAGATACACGACCATTTGCATTATTATTAGCATTATCAGCTGTCTCTTTAGCATCAACGCCTTTGTCGTAAGCGATTTTGACCGCCTTTGGTGTTGCCACGCCATTTTCATCATTGCTTGTCACAGATGATGATCTGCTTTTTAATGGTATGTAGTTATTCATCGCAAGGCGTAAGTCGGCAATACCTTTTGCTAGTACTTTACCGGCTTTTGCGGTTAGTCCGAGATCTTCACTATCCAATCCCGTATCGCTAGTTAATTTCACTTCGCCTTTTTGTGTCACGCTGGCGGATTTACGGTTATCATCAATAATCTTCAAAATCGCTTGATATAACTGCGTTTGTGTTTCTGCCTTCGGGGTAAATCCCGCTTTTTGCAACACATAATGCGCCTCAGCTTGCACGTCTCGCACGCAGTCTTGCACATCGTTTAGCCACGTGTCTGTCACGCGTGTGCCTTGCTCACCTGTTGCGGGATTACCGGCATGAAAGCGCTTGTCAGCGGAATTAATTTCAGGTAGTAACGTTTTCATTTTTTGGGTCTCTATTGATATGCAAAGTAACAGTATGTATGAGCGGGTTTTAAATCTTTGAAAAACTCTTCGATAATCGGGTCGCCGAACTCAACCAAATGATCACCGGCAAACGAACTTCCAGCGCGGAAATACACGATATTGTCGTCGCCGTTTAACACCGTCACCCGCCACATATAAATCAAGCTCTCGCGGGGCTCATTGCGAAATTGCACCAAGTCACCGGGATTAGGCAAATCATTTTGTAAAGGCGAAAACTCTTTAATTTGGATTTGATAACCGATACTTTCGGCGATGCGGGTAAAGTATGGGATAGACAAGCCGCCAACGGCATTAAGTTGCACGATGACGCGTTTAACGCGATCTTGATAAGATTTACTTAAATCCGTTTTAATCCCGCAAATACGCTCCCAATCGGATAACATTTGGTTTGAGGTGGAGGGCTCAATTGCTGCCAATACCTCTTCTGCGCTTTGTTGTAAGCGGTCAAATGCACTACCGTCCACTTCACATTGTGCGATAAAGTGTTCGCCATTGATGTTATAACTCACGGGCGGATAAAGCTGTTTCAATACATTAGCGTGCTGCATTAAGCCATCTCCGTCACGGTGATTTCGCCCAATCTAAACCATTCTATTTTATTGATAATGTCTGCTTTTTGGTTAGCTGTTGGTGCAATAAAACGGCGGTCAACCACGCCAATTAAGTTATTAATCACTGCTTCGCATTGGGACACAATCAAGTCATCCCCAGGGATTAAACCGTTAAAATAATCCCGTAATGCATTGTTAATGGCGGTCTTAATGTCATTTAATGCGACACCGCTGATTTTAACCTGGATGTTAAAGTTGACTTTTGTCACATCAGGTTTAACGACTTTGCTTTCTTTTGCGGTTACCGGGCGCTCTTGGTCGATATATTCTTGGGCGCGACGTACCGTGTCATCACTTGGCACGCCATTGTCTGCCGTAATAGCAATATCTACTGTGCCAAGCCCACGGCGTAGCGGGTAAACATACGCTTGCTCAACGCCGTCCACTTCTAACGCCCAGTCTTTGTAATCATATTTATTGCCACCTGCTGCGGGTCGGCGGATTTTATTAAGCAAACGCTCCAACAATGAGCTATCGCTTTCGGCATTGGTCGCCCCCACCACGTCATTTAGTACAACATCCGTGCTCACGCCAACAGGCGCAGCCATAAACGATCCTTTTGTAGCGGTTTTGATATTTTGTACTGCACCGGTGGCAAGCGACCGCACCGCAACAATCACCGAACCACTAGCGGGAATTACCGCACTTTCGGTTGTCTCATAAAAACGTCCATCTTCAGTTTTGATTTGTAAACTAACGGCAATCACTGCATCAGGATTACCACTAACAGTAGCGCCTTTACCTGCTGCATAAGTGGCGTTTCGTCGGCGCAAACCGCGTAACCCTGCGTGTTTTTCTAAAAATTCAGTGTCAGCCGTGTCGGGGAAAAACTGTTTAATTAGCCATTTTTGATGTGCATAAATCCCTTCTGCACAGGCGGCCAAACTACTGGCACGTGCATAAGCGTCACTGTCTTCGGACGTGTCGGCATTGGGGTAATACGTTTGATAATCACGTAACAGACTTGCGCGGATTTCTTCAAGTGTGGGTACAATAAACACGATTAAACACCTTTTAAATGACGTTTACGGGGTGTTTAAAAGTGTATTGTTCGCCCCGGCTGTCGGTTACAGAAATAGAAAGAATCACTCTGCCGTTGTGTGGTTGTTCGTGAGTAACAACAATTTCACTTGCGCGCCTGTCATCAAGTAACGGTTGCAATGCCTCTTCGGCGTATTGTTGTGCCAACATGCCCACATGGCTTAAATCCTTTTCTCGCTGAATAGTATGGAGCAGAGAACCTACACGCCCATTTGCCCACCACGAGCCTAATGGCGTAGTTAATCTGATATACACGGCATTTTGCAGTGTACTGATATGCGAATTTGTATAGTCCCCGGTAAGCGGGCTGATTTCTCTGTCCATGCTGACAGAGTAAAAGAAAGCGGAAAGAAAAAGGCGGGGAGAGAGTTCCACACCGCCTTTCATTTGGGATTATTGAGGTTGTCCGGTTACGCCACCGCTATCACCGCGGTGAGTGTGATTAATGAGGGATTTACCATTAGCAGTCACGTCGCCATCAGTAGTAAAGCTACCTTTTGTTTGCGTTACGTTACCGGTAAATGACGCGCCAGAACCGCCCTGAATTGCCATGCCACCGTTGCCGTTGATTTTACCTTGTGCGGTCAATACGCGGTCTGTCTCAACAAGCGGGCTACTAATTTCGACTTTAGTAGAGGCTGTGATTTTTAATATATCACAATCAATTTCAATTAAGCGACCCTGTTTTAAAATAATCGTGCTTCCGCTTTCATCGTAAACTGCCGTTTCGCCCGATTTCAAGTTTTTAACCCGAAAAGATCCATTTTCGGTAGCGATAACGATAGAATGTGTCGTTTCGCCCCCCATGGGCAATACCACCACTTGCGTTCCCGCAGGCGGCACAGACGTTAAGCCGAATTGTTGCATCAATTCCACGTCTTGTAAGGTTTCATCTGCCAATCCGGACACCTGCACTTTTTGGATATTGTCCGCGCTTTTGACTAAATTCAATTTTCCGCGAAAGGCTTGGCGTACTGCGCCCAAAGCTGTTTCCGTGTGTTGTCTTATTGCTTGTCCTAATCTTCGCATATTAATCTCCATCCAATACAATCAAATCGCCTTTATTTTTCTTGCCTTTTTTACCTTTGCGCTTACGCGCCTCTTTCGATTTATTTGTGTAAGCGTCAGGCGTCCACACACCGTCTTGTTTTAAGCGTAGTTCCGTGGTTGTGCCGCCTTGTCGGCTTAAGGCAAAACGGCGCCCCATCAAAAAGAAAATCGCGTCAATGTCGTATTCCTCGCATATGACGTGCACCCGTTGCCCAGGCGTCCATAACACTCCGTCCTGTGTTTTGTGGTCAGGCACGGTAATCGTCAGAGTAAAACTGTTTAAAATACTGTCCGCAATGTACTTTTTCGCCCATTTTTTCAGGGCTTCCAAGTTTTCCACATCGGGCACAATCACCGTTTTCGGCTTGTAGGTCTCAACGGCATTATCTTTAAACACCCATTTCAGATCGTTTTTATTGTCATCACCGCTTCGCCCGTGCCGTTGCGCCAAAAACGTGATTTCTGAAAAGCTTTGCGACACGTCGGTAGTTAGGCTTGCCTGCGTGAAATTGTTGCGTTTGCCGTTTTTCGCACAACACAATGTCGCCACCGGAGGCGTAGAGTAATCCGCACCGCCCACAATCAACGTGCCGGCAGGATCAAACCATGCGTGCAACCCCGCCGAATTAGCACAATGGATAAGTGCATTCCACGCGGTTTCACCAATATCGATGTCAACTTTATCTAACGTCGGGTTAGATTCTGCCCGAAGCTCCACTTTTTTAATGCCTAACGGCTCCACAATTTTTTTAATCGCATCTAACACCGTCAAGCCTTTAACGTTGGTAATCGGCGCGGAGCAATCCACTAAAATAGACGCTTTATCGCGCCCATTTAAGCTAAAAGTGCGGTCAGTTTTTGAAATGGAATGTTGTGTAGTGTCAACAATGCCCGTCAGTACCAATTCGCCGTTAATCAGCACTTTTGCGGTTTTGCCGGAATAATCCGCCAGCACGGTATTGTCTGACGGCACACCAATGCTGAAATTGAACGCGTCCGCAGGAATCAAGAAATCGCTGTCAATATCGTAGCTTTTCCAGTTTTTGTGCTGTTTACCGTCAATCTCAACAACAATCTCATTATTAAACGGGTAGCCGTTATTTTGCGTAGCCATTGAGTACCTCGCCGCGTGCAATAAAGTTTGGATAACGGATATGTGGATTAAGTCGCAACAACTCTCCCGCACGGGTATAATCCCCGTAAAACGCGTGCGCCACCTGCTGAATCGTGCTATCAAATTCGACTGTACGAATAATTAAAGGCGGTTTACGGTTAATTGCCGCTAAGGCTAACTGTGTCAATTTGTGGCTTTGTTGACGCAGTTTTTCTGCCGTGTTGTAGGCTTGTGTATAAAGCCCCGTATTTGTCGTTTGTAGATGTCTTGCACCCGCTTGTTTTTTCGCACTTAATGACATCAAACCAAAATCATCTTTAACGTAATGTAATGTCATCGCGTTTTGCTCAGCCTGCACTAACGCACGCACGGTATTCAACGCTGCCAAGGCTTGCAAGCGCGATTCCGTCACGATGTAATCAATTTCGGGCGGAATTAACGAATCGTCCTCAATAAACTGAGTGGCGATTTTCAACACATTCGCCGTCGCCAACAACTGCACAGCGCAGAAGATTTCTTTAGTGTCTTGCGCCGTCAAGGATGACGTTAATGATTTCAAGGTATTTGATTTGCTGTTTTTGCCATTGCTTAAATTTGGTGCAATTTCTAATAGGCTTTTCACGGTGCGAGTGACCTCATCAAATTTTGCTCGCACGGTTAAGTCGTCACGGTTGGCAATGGTCGTTAAGCCATCACGAATCATGCTCGCCATCTCACGCACGGCATTACCACCTTGTTGTTTAAACGCCTCTTTAGATGTCGGTGTATTTATTGAGATAGCATGCTTTTTTTTGTCCATGTCAAACATATCGCGCACCTGCTCAAAACAGCCGTAAAGCGCACCAAACGAGCCTAATAAACGTGATTTGACATTAGCTGCGAAAGAAATCCCCTCCATAAAGAATCCATACAGCTCTAATACATCATCTACCAAGTCTTCGAGTTTAGTTAATAACTCATCAATCAAACCAAGCACAGAAAAGTTAAACAAGAAGATCGGTTTTGCCGGAGTGGCTTCCTGAAAACTTAAACTGACTGTGACATAGTCCACAAAATCCGCTTCGTGGTGAAAATAAGCCGAGGTGCAAAGCATATTTTGCAAGCGACCGCGAATCGGATGCACTAATACCGCTGCACCTTGTTTTTCCAGGGCGGATAAAAAGCGTTTAAAATCGGTGTAATACCCCTCACCATAAAACACCGCTTGCAGTTGGATGGTGAGCGGATTTAAACCTAAATCCTCAATATCTCCCCCGTTTATGAATGGATACGCATGCGTAATGGTGGCGCGCTCTAAGTTATCATCCACACTTACCACATCAAACCGCACACCGCGATAAGATGCCTGCTGGATTGGCATTGTCCAACCTTTCATTTTTACCCCCGTTTAAGTTCTCGGTATTGGTTTTCTGACGTGCTTTCAGCAATCGTCCGTCCGTCTAAGTCCACGCGGATTTGATTCTGAATAGTAAAGTTCTGACTTTCCACCGCTTGTTTCATCCCTTCGCTGATGGTTGTGCCTAATTGCTGAAATTCGGCTTTGTAGTCCGGCACTTGCACACGACGGTTATATTCCTCTTGTGTTAATGTGCCTCGCTTTAAGCGTTCGTCGGCAATCTCTTTTCGTTTAGCGGCATCACCAAGTGCATAACCGCCACTCGCTAAAGACCAAACTGACTTTTCAGGCGTAGGGACAGGCGGGGCATACTGAAACACCGATTTGCTTGGATAGGCTGCTGCGTAGAACTTTTGTTTTTCGTCTTTTGTTGCGGCATCCAAGGCTTCTTGTCGTTCTTCTTGTTTTGCCATATAAGGGGCGTAATTTTCCGATCCCTCAAGCATCGCACCCAAAACTAACAATGGCAAACCGCCTCGCCCAAACTTAGCAAGACGTCCCATTTTTGTCGTACTCGCCGCAGCTGCAGTGCCACCTGCCGCACCGGTCACTCCCGCCCCCTTGCTTAACGCATCACCCACACCAAGCCCTAAACCGCCTTTACCGCCCAATAATCGCAAAGACCCGGCTGCCGTAATGGCGGCTGCACTTAGAGATGCAACTACTGTGCCTGCAGTAACAATTTTGCCTGTTAAGTCAGGATAAGCTTTGGCATATTCAGCAATTTTCACACTCACATCACCTAACGCGTCATTAAAGCCCTTCATGCCTTCCATTTGTGCGAAATCTACGTTATTTTTCGCATCTTCCACCTTATAGCTGTTGGTATCTTTAATCACGGCATGAGAGGTATCCACTGCGCCTTCGCTTTTATCTAGGCTTTCTTTCACTTCTTTTCCGAGGCTCACGTTGTTACGGATACCCAATAACGCCATCAACGCTTGGCGATCTGAAATGATTTGCCCGATTGCCGTACCTTCCACCAAATTCGTCATTTCATTTAAGACTTGAGCTTGATCTTCTTTTTTCGCGCTTTTAAGTTTTTTCTGCAGAGCCTGGTACTTACCATCTTGACCAATCACCTGATCCATAATACTCATAAAGGCTTCGATGGAGTTTTTACCTTTTTTCTTCTGAGCTTCCATTGAGGAGATAAAATCCACCCCGTGGTCTTTACCATCCTTGCCTTTTATGTCGAGTTTTCTAAATCTGTCTGAGGTTTCTTTTGATGTTAATTTTGCAAGTAAATTGACTAAGTTATTTCCCGCTTCATCTGATGTTCCGGCAGTTACACGCGCCTGTTGGTTGGCGACCAATAACGCCTCAAACCCCGACATACCTTTTAAGCCGGCAGATTTACCCGCTGCCATTTGTTGAGGTAACCAGCGCGCCATATCCGCCAATTCAAAGTTACCTGCCTGACCTGCGGCCACGGCTTTATCTAACACTTCGCCGATTTTATCTTCGCCAATGTCAAACTGTTGCATCGCCGAAATGGCGATTTTCGCCAAGTCGTCAGTGCTTGCGCCTGTTGCGGTGGCACCTTTTTGTAATGTTGGCAACAATTTCATGGCGGTATCGGCTTTTACTGCACCGGAGGCCAACATGGTATCCAATGCGCCCAAAGCGTCTTCCTTGGTTCCGCCGCCAATTTCTACCGCACTTTTAACCGCTTTATTTAGCTCCGCTTTCCCCGCGATACGTCCCGCCACATCTCGCTCGGCAAACGCGGTGTTAGCCGTCATTGCAAGAGAGCGGTCATAATCCATTTGTTTTTTCATGGGTTGTGCCAACACCATGCCAGCAGCGGTCGCACCTGCCGCTAAACCGGCAACGCCTCGCCCAATATTGCCTAAACGTTGCCCCATGGAGACTTTGCCCATTTCCGCATTTAACTCCGCAATACGGCGTTTTGTAGCGATGGCGGCACGGTCTAATTCCCGCCCGGAAGCAATGCCACTGCGTTTTAATTGGTCGTATGCCGCGCGGGTGCGGTTGATTTCGTTCTGGATACTGCGCTCACTACGCACACCCAGCATTTCGCGGTTGCGTGCCGCTTGTTGGATTTGGCGGTAGCTTTGTTCCGTCACTTGTGCCGTTTGACGCATCGCTCTTTGTTGAGTGGTGGCACTGCGTTGGGCTTGATTTTCGATATTCTTGGTTGATTTGCTAACACTGTTTTCAACGCTTTTTACTACGCTACTGGCGTAATCTTTCGCCTTGAGTATTAATGAGACATCCATATTTGCCATTTTTAAACCTTGTTTAAACGTTATTTAAAGCAATAAAAAAGGGGCATTACGCCCCCTTATTTTTACGACGCTTAAATGTATAGGACGTCGTAGATTCGTCGGTATTATGTTGGGTTTTCGCGCCTTGACTCGCTAAATAGCTGTTAATCCATGCGCTGATTTCCGCGTGACACATATTCCAGACGGCTGGCGCACTAAATCCAAACTTACCCAGTAAAATCGTTGCTGAGCGGTAGTTTTCATACGCCTGCCACACTTCGCTGACATTGCGTTTTTTTACGCTTCGTTTTCCGTCTCTTGGTTTTCCGAAACGTCCGTACGCTTTTTTCGTAGTTGATTAATTGCATAGTTAATCAACACGTAATCATCAGTAGCAAGGTTATCCAGTAAGAATGCCGGAGTCACCGCCTCACGCGGAATGCCGTCAAACTCGACTTGCTGTGCCAGATACGCTAAGTCAACCAGCATTTGTTCCGATGTGTTTAACGTTTCTTTTTCGCTTAACCCAAGGTCACTGATAACTTCCAACGCTTGACATTCGCCACCCACGGTCAAAATTTTGACTAACACGTCATGATGTAGCGTGCCGTTATACAGCACGCCAAGTTTCAAACGGATTTTCATTATTCTTCAACCTTGTCTAACGCTACCATTTGCAAATCGCGCATTTTTTCGCTATCTACGGTATAGCTTTCGCCGATTTCTGTGGTAAAACAGCCGGTATATGAGATTCGTTTACCGTTTTCTTCTTCCACACTAATTTTGGCATCAGTCACATTATCCCAATCGGGTTCTGGTGAGTTTAAAGGCACCGCAACAGTGATAGATAACGTATATTCGACAATGCCTTTTGCAAAGCCTTTCACACGTCCTTTGCGGTTAATAGTTTTCACCGGCTTGCGACCGGTGACGGTGCGAACATCTAACTTGGTTAAGTCAATTTCTTGACCGTCCACGTCAACAATGCCTAAACTGGCAAATTCTTGAGCCATCTATGCCTCCTATAAAATTAAATCAACACGGTTGGCGACAATATGCAATCCGTTAACCACATCGGTCGGGATTACACAATCCAGGCGGTTTGGGTCAACGCCGTTACGTTTCACCAACAATTTCGCTTTATGCTGCGCCACGTTTTCCAAGATTTCTTCGTTTTCCAAACGCAATAAGACATCTAGGATTTCTGACCGCACTTTATCCGGTGTACGTGCAGACAATTTGGCACGTGGGAAACGCAACTCAATGCGCTGTTCAATCGCTTTGCGCGTATAGTCAAGCGTGCGGATGGTGGTTAAATCCAAATAGCTTGGGTCATCCGTATTGGTTGCCGACTTGGTGTAAGTGGTGATCGCACGCATAATGCGGACACGATGATTTACAACGGTAATCGGGGTTAAACCGTGATATAACGCCTGATTGGCTTCGGTTAATAACGGGGTTTGAGTTGGGTCAACTTCCGTCAAGCCCTTAATTTCCAGCGTATTTAACGGACGTGCCGGGTCTTCTTCGCCCGCAATCACCGCACCAAAACCTGCCGCAATTAAGGCATGAGATTCAATCGCGCCTTTGTACCAACCACAAGTGATACGCTCGCTGTTGATTTTCTCGGTGTACGTTGTACCGGTTGCCATACTGCCGCGCCATGCCAGCACGCCGATAGCAGGTTTTTTCTCAAGCGGAGCGGACACGGCTTCCAAGTGTTCGCGTAATGCTTTTGCATTTTTGTCGTCCGCAAACGGCGAAATAATGATGTGATAATGCGTACCGGCAACACTTGCTAATGCAGGGGCTAAATCCGCATTTTCTGCACCGTTGGCAAATGCTGTCGCATTAATAGTCATGTCTTTAGCCGTATTGGTTGCGGTCAAATTGATTTCGTTGCCAATTTCGCCTTTGCATTTTGCGGTTAACGTAATCGTGCTCTCATTTACAGCTGATGTTGCTGGGCAATTTGTCGCACCATTAATGATTGCATTCAAACGCGCTGCCACCGCATCAGATTTTTCGCCTGTTGCTACCGCCACTTTGTAATCAATACCGGCAATGGTTACTGTCATGACACCTTGGCTTGCTGCAGTACCGGTTAAGGTTAAACTACCACTTGCCGCGACACCAGAAGAACTATCCGCTAACCCCATCACAGATAAACGGATGAGCGAATTGTTGGTAATAGCCATGCGCGTCATCAAATGCGCCCACGAGCCTGCACCAAATACTTCTGCTGCATCGAGGTCAGAATACACGCGCACGGGTTGGGTAAATGCGGTTGCTCCACCAATCATCGGCGCAACAATTAGCACTTCTTGCTCATTCGTTGGCAAGGTTGTCACTGCGCCTTTAGCGTTATATTCAGTATAAACACCCGGCTTGCGTAAGCTGTTTGGGATCTTTTCAAATTCGATGTTAGTCATTGCCTGCACCTCTTTGCTTGCGGGTTGGTTGCACTTCAATCAAGTCACCATCAGCGATTCTGCGCTGATAATAGACCGTATTTTCTACCTCAACCGGTTCCTGTTCGATGTAGGCGTGCGGCTGATTTTCTAAAGGGACTTTCACCCCTGGAGTTGCTTTTACAATCATGTTTTATCCTTTGTTTTTACACTAAATCCGACCTCGGCATTGTTGTTCGGGTCATATAATTTGCCGTCCACATGCTCAAGGATTGGCGACACCGGGGAGAGTTCGGCCGCATAATGGGTAAACACAAAATCAGGGTTAGCCGGGTCTTGTGTTTTTTCCGGATACAAACCGTCTTCCAGAGGGGCGATATCATCAAACGCCGCCTCGTACTCAATGGCATAAGCCGTGACTTTTTCAGTGCGAAACTGCGCATTGTTAAACAACGTCCGAATCGCCAGCGGTTTTAACGGCTTAACTAATCCGCCCAAGCGTTGCGTATCCAGCAAGCGGCGTACCGCATAAATCAACTGATTCGCACCAACCTCGCGTTTATCCACTCCGCCTTGTCGTGCAGCTTGGTTGCTGCGCAATGAGCGCACCGCCACAATGACCACAAATTTAGCAGAGGTGCGAAACGCTGTACCGCGCACGCCCATCGGCTCAATTCGTGCGCCACCGAACGTCACCAACACCATAGGCAAACGCCCCGTGCCAAGGCTTTCGTCGTCCAACTCACCGCCATAGCTTTTCACCGTGTTGGCAAGCTGTCCCAAACCACGTGTTAAGCGGTCAACCAGTGCATTTTCAATTTCGGTTATCACGGCCAAAAATCCTATTGTTCGGATTAGTAAACATCACCACATTGCCGTCGCTTTGTTGGTCGTCTTCAATATCAATACCCAAGGAGATTTTTCCCGCCGCCAAGTCTTCAAGTTCTTTCAAACTCAATTTATAGCGCGTGATAATCTCGTCGGTAATCGTCACTTCCGACATGCTCGCCAAGCGGTAACGGGTTAAATCACAACAAATACGGGTGAGATTTTGAGGGATTGTCGGCAACGGTAAGCGATAACGCGCACTTAAATAACCGTCGATTTGGCTTGTGCTGTCAGATAGCGCAATGGTCAGCACGCTTTCATTCACCATACCTTCGCGGTCGCGGTCGGTCAGTTGGATTGCCTGAAACTCGCCAATGCGTAAAACAAAATCTTTTACCGTTGCATACATGGCTTAATCCTCACACACTGGGACAAGCTCTAACCAAGGGTCTTCCGCAAGCGTTAAAGTTTGTTCCGCCGTTAAGTCATCTGCTGCGATGTAAACCTCATCGGTTTTGTTAAAGCGATAACCGCAACGACCATAGGTTGCTTGAGGATGGATTTCACGCAATTTAACCGAATAACCGATAGGCACAATCACTTGCCCTTCTTTGTCGTCCGATTCATCGTGTTTTTCGACCGCACTTTTTGGCGCACTTTCGGCATTACCCGCACCGTTTTCGGTTTGGGCTTGCACCTGTTCTTCCAGTGCTGTTTGCCCGTCTTGCGTGACGTCGTCTTTTTGGTTTTTCTTAGCCATAATTAACTCCTAGGGCGGTTTCCCGCCCTGATTGGTTATTCGTTGATAAACGGAGAGGCGAGCACATCCAATTCACTTTCGAGGATGTTGGTTGTGCCGTTGATTTGTTTAGTTTTAAACAATTCTTTTGCCGCATACTCAAGGTTGGTCGGAACCAAAATTAAATTCGGCTGAATGTTTAATGCTTTGCCACCGTCACCTTTCAAGCCTTTCATGGTTTGGATGACTTTTTGCACATTTTCTTTGGTTAATTTGGTTTTTTCCACGCGGTGGATAAGTTGCCAAAAACCGAAACCAGCCGCACCACGGGCACGCACACCCCATAAGTATTCATCTTCCATGAAGACGTGTTCGGATTTTGCCGGGTCAAATTTCGGCTCAATTTCCGGTGCGGTGCGTTTTTGCCAAATCAGTGGTTTAATCGGTAAACGGGCATCCACGACGTAGAACGTTGGCGCATCGTTATCCGTACCTACAGTCAAGTTCACTTGAGTGGTTTGGTTACCCGTACCATCTACTTTTTCAAATACCGGGTGATCTGTGTCGAAGAAGTTCTGACCGTCATAACACAGCGTAGTTTTACCTTTTTTCAATAAGCCGAATACTTCATCATCAGGTAATTCAGCAGCAGACTGACCCGCTAATTCCATCATTGGGGTATATAAACCGACCTGATCGTCTTCAATATCTTCACGCGAAATACCGACGGTTGATTCAAATTTTTTGTTAGTAATACTTGTGCCTTGGGCTTGCATGCTTTGGATTTGACGTTGGCCAACCCATTCGCGCATTTTCGGGAATTTACCTAAAAATCCGTAAGTATTGGTTTTAGTCGTGGACGGAATTTCCATCGCGATTTTTGCCCACTGAGTAGGGTGGTTTTCTAAACCTTTGATAAATTCTTTGCGAAAGGCTTCGGTGATATGGTTTAACACCTGTGCTTTATTGATTGACATTATTTAGCCTCCTGAGACTGATATTTTTTAATATAATCCGCATCGCTAATGCCAAGCATTTTTGCGGCTGCTTGTTGTTCTGCGGTTAATGCCGCAACATTGCCTTTATTCGGATCTTCGCTTGCCTGATGACCGCCTGCTAATGCGGCAATCGGTGCAGCTTTATCCAAATAACCGGTTAATGCTTCGATACTTAGGCTTTCCGCCCAATCTTTTAACGCTGGTGATAACTTACCTTGCGATAAGGCGGCCTGAATCAATGCCTCTTTTTTATCGGTCTCTACCGAGTTTTTAAGCGCATTAAAATCAGCCTGTAATGCTGCAACCTGTTCCACCGGCACGAATTTAGCTGGGTCAGGTTTGCCTGCCTGCGCAGTGAGTGCTGCAACAGATTGTTCTTTTTCGGCTAATTTGGCATACACATCTAACAATGCGACCGGACTGTCACCTTTCGCGGCGGAAAGTGCGGTCACTTTTTCGGTAATTTCCGCTTCGCTCGCGTCTGCTTTTAATGCAAGCAACGCGCACAAGGCGGCTTGTAATTTTTTGTCCATTGCTGGCTTTTCCTTTTGTTGATTTAAAAGTTGCACACTGGCGGCAACCATCACTTCGTCCATACCATCTAAAGCGGGGTTGTTAGTCAGTGCAGCGTGAAAGATTTTGCGAACATAACCATTCGTGTCATAAGCAAACACGGCAGAGATATAACGATATTCGCCATTTTTGATGTATTCCGCAGCTTTGTCCGTCCAACGGACATCGGCAAAAATGCCTTGTGGGTTAAAATAGAGATATTCCATCCAACCTGCGCTAGGCGCCTCTTTGCCGTTTTGCTGCGAATGTAAGATTTGGTGTTCGTAGTCAATGGGTAGGGGATTTTTCTGATTGTTGGCCAATGCCACAACATCAGCCCCGTTTGTATCGGTTACATACCATGCCTCCACATCTGTCGGTCTGCCGTCAATAGCTCTAAACTTGCCATAAGGCAAAAGCTGGATGCGTCCATACTTCGCTTTGTCAATTTCAAAACTACAGGCTGCAAGGGTGAGTTTCATTCGTAAAAATCCTGAAAAGTTAATCTAGGATTCCAGAATAATGGATTGGCGGTAATGAAAAGAGGGGAGCGTCTTCCACACTCCCCTCTAGGTTAGAATTTTGAAAAAATGAATTTTGAAAAAATGAATTTTGATGTTGTATTTTATCTTAAACCATTTTTAAAACCTTTTTAAATCCTTTTAAATCGTTTTAAAAAAAATCATTCGATAAATCACCCCTATAATCATAAAAATGCAAATACGCGCGATTTAGGGCGGTTTTATGTTTTATTTAACTATACTCCGAAAATAGGCTTGCACATCCTCCAAGATGTCATCCTCGTCCTGTGGTGTTAAAACGAGGAAAGGACGGGCGGGAATATCCACTTTTCGTCCACGTCCGGCTTTACCGCCAAACTGATGGATTGCTGCGTAAGGCTCATTCGTACCGACTTCTGCAAAGTTATTGTCATAATAACTTGTGATACTGTTCATTAGATTTTCTGTATCAACTAGCGGTGTGCCTTGGCGATATTTCAGCCCTAACCACTTCGGACGTCCACCTACGTCAAAGTTTTGCAACACTGCCGATTCCATCGTGCCGGCAATGCTACGCATGAGTGGAGTACGATCTTGAGCGGCATTTGCTAGTTTATTTAGTATGGAGGCAATTTGTTGCGCATTATTAATTTCGATTTCTATCATAAGCGTTGCTTTTCAAAACAAAAGGCGGTATATTCAATCACGCACCGTTTGTCGCAGTGATTCTCGGAAACTGCTAAACGATGGGGTGATATAGACCCGGGAAATATGTGTGGGGTATCCGAGTCCCACCTAACGGTGCGTATTAATCTCGTCTAAATGACTGCATGTAAAGTTCTTTTACTTGCTCCAGTATTTTAACCACTGCCACATACCGTTCGCCATTTATCGTTTTATAAAACTCAAAGTGATTACCTTTGCTTGATTTAATTTCATCGGGCGAATTAAGCACATCTGGCAACTTCTCATAAGTTTCAACGCCAAACTGTCCATAACGATTAGCAATCTGTTTTACCATGGAGTCATCAGAAAGCCAAACTGTCTTAAGCTCCGTGCCAATTTGCATTCTTGTATTCTCATTTAATATACCGGCAGCGAATTTGAAATTTTGTGAATATTTGTCACGTAACTCCTGCAAAAGATCGCTTCGTGGTTTTCGTCCTTTCAGAGATAGGTAATGTGGGATGTGTGGTTCTAAATAAGCTGACAACTTAGCATAATCTAACTTAAACTCCGCCCCTGTCATTTCCACTTTAGCGAACTGATGTGCCAGCTTTTCCGGGTAAAAATCCAAATTTGGCTTATAGTTCAATCGTCCTACATTGTAATCAAAGCCTTTATCCGTCACTCGTATCGTGCCGTCTGGCAATTTAAAACCAATGGTTTTTTCACGGTTTCCTGCTTTATCGGCATGGCGTTCCACTTCGACTAAAAATTCTGAGCTATCGTCCGGTTTATCCATGCCACGGCGTTGTAAATCTCGTTCGGCAAGTGCAATCACCGAGCAACGACAATTAAAGCCGTTTGGTGGGTAAAAGGTCGCCCAAAATGGATCATCATAACGGTAAATTTTGCCGCTTAATGCTAAGTGAGCAGGACGGGTTCTTTCGTCGCCTACGGCAGAATACTGCCAGTAAGGGCGATTATCCACATTATCCCGCATGCGTTGATAGCGGGCAGCAGAATAAGCAGACTGCATATTCACTCGGTAAATCGTATTTAAACGGCGGGGCGTGCCAAAATATTCGCCCGTTTTCGGGTCAGCCAATAAATTCCCATCTTTCCCACGGCTAATACTTTTATCCTTGCCAAATACCCAGCCCTTGCGCTCAAACTCACCAAGCAATTCTTTTTTCCATTGATTAAATCCCTTGCCTTCGCGCATAGCGGTTTCCAACGACTGATAAATGTCTTTGGTCATTTCAAGACTAGACAAGCGTGCAATAGTCGTTGCACGGGCTAACGCGCTGTCTTGTAAGTCTTTCACAAACACTTTCCCCGCCAGCATTTTCTTCTGACGGAGGAATTCAATGGCTTCTGTCGGCTCCATGCCGATGGCGAATTTAGGTGCGTTCGGCATTGGACGCCCCCAATAAATCCGTCAAGAATAAGGCACTGGTTAAATAGCGCTCGTGGGCTTCCGAGGTTAAATCCGGGTAAAGTTCCGCCAGTTTGTCGCCGGCTTCCTCAAAACTGTTACACGCAGATAATACCGCCACGGCTTTTTGCACCATCGGATCTAATTGTTGGTTAAAGTCTACTTGTGTCATGCTGTTATCTAACAAGCCGTCCAGTAAATCTTGTTCTGTTTCTCCCTTGTTGCCTGCCGACAACGCCACGCGCGCACCTTTACCCAAACACCCGGCACACTGACAACCCACCACGTGGGCTGAAAGTGCGGTAGATTTTCCCGGTGTTTTTAAATCGGGATTAAAATCACTTTGAACGGCTTTTAAAACCACTTCACCGTCTTGTGCTTCTGGGATGCCTAGCTTATCACGTGTCCATTTTTCGGGGATTTGCACACCAATCCCCACCAGTTTCGGAATAGCGTCTGCAAAGGTGCTTAAATCGTCGTATTTTTTGGTGTCAAACTCAAAATATGGCACTCTGTGTAAGGCAATATTCGGGTCAACATTAATCTGCAAATAAGGCAGAATGATTTGCTGTGTAATTGTCTGCGCCACTTGTTTAGCGTCCGACACCAACAAATCACGGCGCACTTCATTATGCACATTGCCCAGTGCATTGGTGGAGCTTTTACCATCTGCGCCTGATGTGAGCGTTTGGCCTAAAATCAGGCGGGCAATGGATTTTTCACACCAGTCCGTCATCTGTAAAAACGGGTTATTGGTGGCGCTGGTATTTGCCACATTATGCAATTCGACGGTCATAGAGTCAGGCATAATCCCTGCGGCATTATGTCCGATTTGTGCAAGAGCGCGTAATAGTGTGCGTTTTTCCTCATTGGTTGCACCCGCACCATATTTACCAATGCGAATCGGCATGCCGTAAAGTTCCAAAAATTCGGCAAAATCCCGCACGGAATAATGCTTAAACATATAAAGCCAAGCCAGGGTACGGAATAACCCCATGCGTGCAAGTTGCACCGAGCGGGACTTGTGCGAATGCACCACCCAGCCGAACTGTCTTAATGGCTCGCCCATGGGATTGGTTGGAGTTTTTAATAATAAATTGTCATGTTTATCTAACTTAAACCAAGACTGAGGCCGTGGGATAAAGTTATGCGGAATATACTTACCGTTTTCCAATTTCCACTCAATTTCGATGGCGGAAAAACCATGTCCGACTGCGTCCATCATATCCATAAGAAGGTTTTCAAGGTTTGGATATTGATAAAACAACTCGTCAATTTCGGTTTGAAGTTTTTCTTCTGCCGGTGTCGCATTGCGTGGTTCAGCAATGCGCCAATCCAGCGTCAAAATCGCTCGTTTACGCGTCTGAATATTCGCACCGATGGCACTGTCTTGTTCTTCGATGTCCATAAATAACTCGTGCTGTGCCGTAATATCGCCGTTTTCTGCATCCTCTAAGATGCTTTTTAACTTGGACGGCGTAATGCGGTTGCTCGGGTGGTCAGATAAAACACGCCCATTAGCTGTCACCATTGCTTCGTCGGTTTGGGTCGGTTCTGTTTTTAAGCCTACCAATGTTTTAATTTTTTCCAAAAATTTCATGTTTTATCCTCGCCAAATGCTATATAAATCATCTTCCGCATCAAAATCATCATGCCCCAAGTCTTCATCGTTTAAGCCTATCCACTCAATCGGGGCGGCGTTGGTGATAGCATTCTTCCACAACATTTCAAGTGCATCTGGGCCATCATCATGGTCAGCTTTCGGAAAGTGACGCAGTTGCGCAATTAAGGTCGCTTGTGTGCTGTGCAACAAAATTAAGCCATTCACCATGTGCGGTTGTAAGGACTCAATACGGAGCATTTTGTCTGTGTTCGGCTTAATTGCGGTTGCTGGCACAGGTGCGCCACGTTGTGCCGAGCGCTTAACCAACTCGTCCTTTAAGAACTCTTGGAATTGCACGGTTTCAACAAACCAACGATGGCACTTGTATTGTTGTTGGAAACGGATCACATCTTCAATAATCAAATCTGGCAGACGTTTTTTCACCTGCGCTTCTACAACATACAACTTACCTGTGGCGCGCTGATAACCGCCCACCAAAATCGCCGACGGGTCACGGCTCGCCCCCGCTTTGCCGAGTGACGGGTCAACTGCACCAAAATAAATCAAATCAGATGGCAGTTCTGTCCAGTATTTAATGGCGTTGGCAAAAATCGCGTCATCACTGCTTAACGGGTCATTTTGATATTCGGAGTCAAATGTAGCATGACCATCACGAGCACGGATTTTCATGAGCGTAAGTAACGGACGTGCTGCCCAGCTCACTTCTGAGCCTTTATCCATTGCCGCTTGATTGGCGTAATAAAAGGCATCCGCAACTGCTTCACCTTCATTTAAGAAAAAATCTTCCCATTTATCCCACAACGCCATGTCATCGGGCATTTTCTTCAAGGCTTTAAATTTTGCGGTTTTCCATGCTTTAGAGCTCAAAGTGCGGTTAAGTACGCTGTCGTAATGCAGGATAGTTCCGATATACACCACGTCCAATTTATCGCCTGCCGCGCCCAATGGAAGTACGGTCTTTTTCAACCAGTCATGCAACTTATCGCGCTGTTCTGCGCTGCGGACTTGTTCGTCATTCTCTATATCGTCTAACACAACAAGATCAGGACGATAAGCCCCGTGGCGCAAACCACGCAATTTCTTGCCCGAACCCGCCACCTGCACTTTCTGATTGGCTTTTGTGATAATGGTTGCCGCTTGCCATACGCGCCCTTGTCCTGCCACTTCTGGAAAATCAATGCGTAAACGTTGGTTAAATTCCAATTCCACTTTGATGGCTTCCAACATCGGGTAGGCTTGGTCGATACTGTCCATCACGATCAGGGCATAGCGTTTTTGCTGTGTCACCAAGCAATAAAGCGTAAACAACTGCGACACCAACGTGGATTTCGCTTCACCACGGGGCGCTGCAGTTGCCATATTGATAGGTTTAGGCGCTTGTAATACGGCAGGGAGTTCGGCAAACAAATAATTGTGCAAATCCGAACGTGATGTTGACCGCACATAATGCGGGAAATAGTGCGACACGAAATAGTCATACCCATGCACTGGGTCAAAAACTTTCTTGCGCCGTTCTGCTACTGCTTCAAGACCATCATCCCACCCGTCAAAGGTCGCCTCTACTTTTTGACGCAAACTCGCCGCATAGGCTTGTAATTCGGCTAAAAGCTCTTTATTTCTCATTTTATTTACTCTTACATGGCGTGATTAATAAACCGATAAAAAGGAACCACCCCCAGCCACTCACACCATGTTTTAATAACAAGTAGGCACAAATAATGGAAACAATGCAGGGCAAATAGTGAATTAACAGTCTCATTCTTTATATTCCTTTTTTAGGATTGCACCGAACTCGTTTAATGCGTCAATAATGACATCAAGCACCTGCTTGTCGGTTGTTTTGGTTTGTACATAATCGCCAAACATCATCATTGTTTTAACTGCGGTCGCCATTTCCGACACTTCAGGTAATAACCGCTTACTGCTCGCCACCATTTTCGAGTAGCTGTCACCCAAACCTTGGATCAGTTTAGCTTTATCGCTTACAGGCAAATCTTCCGCATGACGTAGCTCTTCCATGGTCTTTTCAAAGTAGATCACAAAAGTGGTGAGCATACCGCGCGCCACGTCTTCTACTTTGCCGCTTGCCATCGTATTGGCGTCACGCACCGTGTCCCAGTTGTCACCACGTGCTTCTGCCTCTTTCTTCCAACGGCGTGCGGTGTTGTAGGATACTTTGGCTTTTTCTGCAGCCTGTTCTAACGTCAAGCAATCAAACACATAATAGCGACGCACATAAGCCTTGGTTTTTTCATCGTGTGCCATTATTAGCCCCCAAATTTTGCTTTGATGAGCTCAAAGCCAACCGACACCACTAAACCACCTAAACCGCCCGCCATCACGGATTTAATGCCTAATTTATCCATGCGGGTTTCCAACATTTTCAAACGGGCGTCAATATCGTCCACGCGGTCGTCCAATTTGTCGATTTTGCGGCTGACTTCACGGGTTAAATCTAAAATTTGGTCTAACTTTTGGTTGGTTTTGGCTTGTTCGGCCTTCTGTTCCAACCGCTTTTGTTCTCTTGCCGACATTATTTATCCGCCTTTCTGTCGAGTTTTTCAGTAATAGAGTTTAGTTGCTTGGTGATGGCATCCAGTTTTTCCATCACGTTTTTATTCACGATGTTCGCCACTTCTTTCGAGAGATAATCCCGTTTCACTTGGTCGACCTCGTCATGCAGCTGTTTAAATTCACTGTCTAAGCGCTTAAACCAAAGCCCTATAAAAAACACCGCAATGGACACCAGCGCGTTAAACACCATCATCCCATTAATTTGCACTTCCATTTTCACCTCGCTGACAAATAGTTCGGTATGTATCGTTATGCACTTTAATTTGACGTAAGGTTTCCGTCGTATCTTGACGGCTTGCAGAAATCACTGAAAAACCCGCACAGCTTGCATTAATCACGGAGATCCCCTGACTTGTGCAACTCATTAATAAGAGTGTCACGGTCAGCATTGCGACTGTTTTCTTCATGTTGTTTTCTCGTTTCATAATGTTTCACCTGCGTATCAGAGACAGCTTTTTCATGAGCCAACTGCTCGTTATCTTTTAATAGTCGGTCAATTTCGCGCCCTGCACGTTTGAGCTTAAATACCACATAACCACAAATACCTAGTGCAGCACCTGAGCCTATTAAAATCATCTGTAGCGTCATCAAATCCCCCTTGGTCTATCCGTTTGTTCCGGTTCGACATAAACTTCACCGGTAATCGGTTCTTCTGGTTTGGTTTGTTTGGCTTGATATGCCATTACAGCGCCCTTAGTTGCCGCTGAGCCACCGCAAAAACAAGCAAAATAAAAAAACAAATCAGTGACGGCAGAACGGTCAAGATAAACGGCGTAGATCAATACACCAGCCATGACTAAAAAGCCGAAAAATTGAATAAAACCTGTCGTACTCGCACGACCATCACTATTGGTAAATAATTCAAAAAATTTACTCATTGACATAATCTCCACATAATCACTTCAGCTGGCGTTGGTTTGCCACGGAAGACATAACTCCATGCGTTTTTACTATAAAAGTGCGGTCGATTTTTCGGGAGTTTTTTGGTTGTCAAGACTCGGTTTTGTAACCAATTAAAAACACGTTTAAACACGCCTAAAAATTTAAACTTCATTATCAATCGCTCCATATTTAAGATTACCCGCCACACGACGCACCCAGCCTTTACCAAAGGTCGCAAAATTGCTGAGTTTGCAATAAAATTCAAGGCGTTCAGCGTTCAAACGCATAATGACGTCAGAAATCGCCATTTTTTTAATAGCGGCAATCGTCATATTGCCAATAATGCCGTCATCCGCCACATTCACCGCACGTTGCAACATACGGCTTGCATTGCCTAATCCATGGTTTACCGCTGCATCAAAAAACTGGAAAGCCACCGCATCAGGCATCTTGTCGCATTGATAACGTAACCAAAATGCGGAGTAGTAGATTTTATAGGCTTGCTCACGCGTCATTGCTCGCATACTGCCTTGATAACCGTTTGCCTGAGCTGTACGTTTAGTGATTCCCCAGTTGGTTTCGCCGCCTGGGTCTCTTGGGTCATTAACGTAGCCGCCTTCGTGACCAATTAAGCGGTTAAAGATTTGTATAAAAGTTAAAGACATAAAAAATACCCTCAATCGTTGATATGATTGAGGGTATTCTGAGTTAAATTAAGTTTAATTAATGGGGGAAGGACTTCCACACGTCTGCTTGCTTTAAAATAACGCCGCTTGTTGATATTGTGGAGATTGATGGGTTCTTACAATTTCCCAGGCGTGGCGATCTGATAGATTGTATTTGGAGCAAAGCTCAAGCATTGCCGTACGGCCACTTTTCTTTTCCGTTTGCGTGATATAGTCAAAATCCGCTTTCAGGCGTTCGTTACGCAGCAAGCGCAGGGCAACCTCACAACGTGGGATATAGACTTCTTCGGCTCTAAAATAATTACGCAATTTTATCGCATTCTCTGCGCCAATTAAGGATTTCAAACGCGGAAAATACACCGCGCCATCAGTAAACCTAAATGTCGTCCCGCCGAATTGATTAATAATCTTTTCGATATCAGCAAACCCGACTAGATCTACCATTTCTAACACGATTTCAGGTAAATAACCTGCAACACTTTCAAGTTCAGACTGCATAAAATTTCCCCTTTGTGACCATTTAGGCGGATTGTCGCACGGAAATTTCAAAAAGCAGGTTTCTACACTAAAAAAAATTAAAAAGCCCCAACTTAATCGCTGAGGCTGAATAATTATTTAAGACTTTATTCTTTTAATTGCAATACTTGTGGCAGTAGCTGCAATGTCATCTTCCATGCTTTTTCAGATTCATCTGGTGACAATGCTTTGCAATCTACATATTCATTGCCATAATCGCTAGTATCAGTTTCATTTTGTGCCACAATTAATGTTATTTTACGCAATGCGCAGCCTGCAATCGGATTAAGATCATGACCGGCAGATCCATTTTTCATAGAGTATGCCGAATTACGGAGTGCTTGATAATCTCCCTGTAAGGCTTTATTTAGCTCTCCTTTGGCTTTATCTGTCATTGAAAAGGCTGAAACAGAAATTAAACCACATACCATAGCAATTAATAGTTTTTTCATTATTTTTCTCCAATAAAAAAGGCTCCATAGGAGCCTTTAATTTACGCTTAATTTGTTGTTATGCAACTAATTTTTAGCTTTCTGTTTTCTTCTGTCATACACCGCCAACATTTGCACCACTTTTTTCAACTGCCACACTTCCAACCAATGCACAAAATCTATACCAAATGCTTTTTTCGCCATGCCGTCTGCATAACTCTGTGGCAGGCCGTATTCCGTTAAAAGTGCGGTTATTTTTGCCAGATATTTCGCTTTATCCGCCCTTGGTGCGGGACGTTTTGGCGCATTTTTCGCACTAAACACCACGCCTTTTGCTTTTATGGCGCGCAATACTTGCATCAATTCGGCATCTGTCATCACGGTGCAACTGTGTTTATCCACCGTGTCCAATAAAAAGCGTTTATATTGGTCGTCGGTCATTTTAAGCATGCCTTTGCCGATGTGGATCTTTTGGATCATCTGTTTACGGGTTTGTGGTTGCATTTTGTTCCTCTCTCCATGATTTCCAAATTAAATATTCCGGCATATTCTTTACAAATTCCAACTGACCGACAGTGGCATAGCGTTCAATGTATTGGATAGCTGCAATGCGCTTATCCTCTTCTAATTTCTCCGCATTTTTTACCGCACTTTTGCCTTGTTCATTTCGCACCACGGCAAATAACGGTTTCGCCCCCTCATACACTTTTTTAAGGTAATTGTGATTAGTTAATGCCACAACATTTCGGGTTTCTCGGCGGTTTTTCATGACGCCATTAGTGGTTTCGGTCAACGCATGGGACAACAACGGACTCGGCTGATACATATCCAACACCTCACGCATTAATTTAAGCGCACGACCATTAGATAACGCCGCTTTTTCCGGTCTAAACAGGGCAATATAACTCACCAACGCACGGGCATTGTCGCCGCGTAAATTCGTAATAATACTCAACATCTCACGCCCGGCATCATCTTCCAATAGCGCGTCCAAGTGGATGTCACTATGGCAAACCGGGCAACGGCATAATTTCACTTTTAAAACTCCTTTAAACTTAGTTTAAAACACATTATTCAGCCCACTTAAATCTAATGGGCTGTAAATGGGTTTTATCCCCCAAGATAAGGCTTAGGGCATTCCCAAATGTAATTTTTAAATTCTATACATTTATCTAAAGTTAATACGCCTTTTATGATTTCTAACTCTTGATTAAATTGTTGCCCCCATTCAAATCCATAAAACCTAAAATCAACATTAAAATTTTTGCTTAATTCAATCATTTCAGGCGGACTTAATACCCATGCTGCTGAGATTGGTAAGACCACGATATACCCCCCATCCAACTCATATCCTTCAATGATTTCATTTGGGTTGTCGCAAAAAACACGTCGAGCCCCTTTGATTGCTTGCCATCTAATGTTTTTGATTTCTAACGTGCCCAATTCATCAATGTCACACTCGCAACCTACAATGCACTCCGTTAAAAAATGCGTTATATCAGCGGATTCGCCTCTAATTTTTAAATCTCCTACACACCAATTTGGCATAATCTATTCCTCCGGTGGTTGTGGCAGTGGTTGCCAGTGGGTAACATCATCTGGCAAAAAGTCATCACAATGCCCAACATCTCCATTTGTATTAAGCATTCCAATGGTAATATGAGGATATTTGTAATCATCGACATATAACAAGACTTGGGTGCATTTATTCGGCAACCGCTCCGAACACTTAATCCAACCATTGTTTTCACTCATTTTCACCCTCCAAAATTGCTTTGCGTTTTGCTTTAATAATTGGCGTAACCACCCGTTTAATCGCCAGTTGCAATTCGCCTATAAAGGCCTCATCCTCCATATTGTCAAATGCAATACCCATCAGACTCGAATCAACTGCTTCAAATAATTTGCGATAGCCATCGACTTCGTCAAACACTCCTCCTTCCCAGTCTAATTGCACGATATTTCCGCCTAACACTTGCGTATTTTTTGATATTTCGAGTTGATCACGTTGGTAGTCGTCCATTTCAACTTCGATTGTCATGCGGACTTTTTGGGTTATTTCATTGCTCATCATCTACTTCCCCTGCAATGCTAAAAATTCACTCTGTTTGATTTCCGTCAAACATTCCGGAATTGCCGGGAAGTCATCCCCACCAAAGCCTTCTGATTTAACTGGTATTGAAACCATAAAGTGGTCACTTGCAACGCCACATACAGACACATAACCAATGCGTGCGCCAAGCACCCAGCAAGTAAGTTTTAATTTTCGTAGCATAAAATCATTAAAACTTGGATATTGATTTAAAATATCTCTAACGCTTTGAATTTTAGCGTTAAACTCCTTACCGGCTTTTGTTCTTCCGTTACCAGTTATGACAACCTTCTCATTTTTAACCATTTCGAATTTATAGGTCTTATCTTCTTTAATTTTTGCATATTCAGGATTATCTAAACTACAAACAATTCCACGTATATTGCGCTCGCTACCACTCCATCCTTCATAAAATGGGATGGTGGCAAAAATCGCGTCAAGTTTTTTATCTCTGACCTCTCTATCTTTCCGCCATTGCTCATCTAATGATTTAATAGGCTCAACGCTTAATGCACATTTAAAATATCTAAATTCAGGTCTCATATTTACTCCTTTAATAAGTTGGATATTCAGATCTCAAAATCCGATAACAATTTGTCTTTAACTCAAAAATGCTTCTCGGCAGAGCGTTAATTGTTAAGGTTTTACAGGCTTTCCCTGTGTCGTCCATACCATACGGCACACCGATTGCACGCCAACATCGTGCGGCTTGTACCGCTACGTCTTTAATCACCTCTGAGTTAATCACAAAGCTATTTGGTCCAATGCGTTGCAATAAAATGCCTTGTGCCATTAGTTTTTTAACCCGTTTCCTAAATTGACTATCGCTTAATCCAGATCCTGCAATAAGTCGGCTTACACTCAATATTGCAAAGTCTTCTGCCTTTTTCTTTGCTTGGTCGTCGCTATACGTGCCAACACTGCCACCGATATAAGTCACTAAGGTTTCTTGCGCAATACGGTCTAATGTTTCGTCCCAGATATATTCAAGGATGTGTTCATCTAGCACTTTCATATTTACTCCTCAACCAATTCAACATCTTCAAATTTCACAAGATACCCACCTTGTCGTTCTGTTTTGCCTTGTTGTTCCATTTGTTTGTTGTATTCTTCTTGTTTAGCCGTTAATACACAGTATCTAGCAGGTTCATATTCGTAGATTTTGTTAATGACTCCCATAGTTTCGCTGTAGCAGCGTGATAGGAGGCGGACTTTTGCACCAACCGGGAAAGGTGGTTCAATATTGTTATCTTTCACCCATTGCTGTTCTTTTTCTGTGAGTTTTTGGCGAACAAATGAGCCAAAATGTTGGATATTGTCCCAAAGCTCCTGCGTAAAATCCCACGAATAATCTCTAATGAGTGTGTTAATCATGTCTTCAGGGTCATCGTATAAGTAAAACTCCTCAATCAACGCTTCATAAACGCTATCGCGGAATTCTTCCGCCCACAGGGCGTCTTCGTGGTAAGACCCCGGATAATATTTTTGGATAAATTCATGCACGGTCTGTACATCAAATCCGTAGTCTAAATAAGTCGGTCTTAGTACCGGCGGAGTATATCTTTTCATGTTGTTTTTCCTTATTGCTCAAGTATCGGCACAATCTTCCACGCCACACATTTCATTTCCCGACTTGCCGCCTGTAACAGCTTCAGGCACGCTTTATCATCATCGTCCATCCACATATCCTTGGCCATTTCCAACTGCTCAATTATTTGAGCCAATTGGACGGTCACATGTGACTTTTTCTCTCTTTCAATCATGGTATTCATCCCCCTTGGACGGCGCCGGTTCTACCTCGACCACGTCATAAACCTCCGTGATAAGGTGAGCCATTTGATTAAGATCATTGTTATTCAGATCGCAAGCGTCCATCGCTTGCTGCATATTTTCGGCTTCGACTGAAAACTCTACCGTGCAATCTAGTCTGACGAGATACTTAGCCATTTTTTGCTCCTTTGTTGTGCTAAAACTCATTATTCAGCCCACTTAAATCCCCCTTTTTCGTAAAGAGGGGATAGTTGAATGGGCTGTAAATGGGCTCTATTCTTCGTTGACGGTTTCTATATCGCGCCAAACCTGCTTAATGACTTTGCTGTTGTCGTCAAAATATTTGGTTGTTTCGATAAACTCTTTTTGCAAAACTAATTCGCCGTTTTTGCGTCTAAAAAGCCTAAAATTCACCCCTTCTTTTAAGCTACATTCGCATGCTCTGATTCTAAAATTGTTCATATCGACAAACATATCTAAACCCCCGCCACATCCAACGGAATCGGCACATACTTGTCGCTATCGCCAACGCGCTCATACATCCGCACATAGCTTTTTGAGCCAATCACCTGCACACTGTCCGAAATAGCATCCATCGCTCGACGCCAACGGTCGTCTTTGATTTCAACACGGCGCAAGCCCAAGATGCGAGAGGTGTTGAGGTTGCCCTCTTTGTCCACGTTAAATGCCCGCTCAATCAAAGCTTTAAGCTCAGGGCGAGAGCCTTCGCTCCATTCGTTTAAGCATTCGTCAATCAACACTTTGGCCGCTTGGATGCGCTCGTCAAACTGCAAGCTCTCGTTGATGGCGCGTTGGATTTTGTATTTGCCGTCATAGCTAAACAGCGTCACATTGCCTTTGTTGCCACCCACTTTTGCGCCATATTTCTCGGCGGATAACTCAATAAACGCACCGATGTCACCAAAAATGCCAGCTTTAAATTCGCCCATTTGGCGATTTAATGCCTTGCCTTTTTCCACCCACCCGGTCACCAACTCATCACGCTCTTTGTCAATATCACGCACCAGTTCTTCCGGAGTTAATGTGCCAGCCGCGTCGCGCCAGTATGTTTTCCCTTCGATTGTTACTTTTGCCATAGTTAAACCTCTTCTTTGTCTAATTTAATTACGATTAATCTGTTGCCTTTGTTGCGCTTAAGTATCGCTTCCGACCCCATCGCATACAGTGTTTTCTTTTGTATGTTAAATTTCTTTGCTAATTCATCCGCCGTGCCGTCGCCTAGATTCTCTTCTCCGCGATATACGGCGTAGATTTGACGATATTTAGGCACCTCTCCCCCTTAAGCCCAATAGACCATAACGCCTTGTTCATTTGCTACGTTTCGCACAATATGCACGCCGTTTTTTACAGTAGTCATTTGCACGCCTTTTTCCTGTAAACGACGGCTTGGATTTAAAATCACCATTTTCGGGAAACGGCCGTCTTTACTTTCAACGATTTGGACGCCTTCGCGTCTTAATGCATACGCCACGCGGTTCATTTGTTCACTCATTTTGCTGCTCCTTTGGTTTAATTAGTTGATTAACATACCGGCGTAAGAGTTGATTAACTTCTCGTCAATCTGTTTGCCGTGCATTTCGGCCACACGGATCACGCCGCGCATCAATTTCGTTAAACGGCGCGCATTGCCGTGGCTGGCTTTAAATAGGATTTGGTTAAATTCGTCCGTGCCTAAGCCGTTCTCAGCTAACTTGTGGATGTCGTCTTCACTTAACTGGTTGCCAAGGTCGCAAGCTAAGCCCACGCGGCTATAAAGTTGCGCCAATTCGCCATATTTCCCTTTTAAGTTGACTAACAGACGAGGCATACCGGCAAGCACCACACCGCAACCGGTCAAGTCATGGATTCGGCGGATATATTCCAAACTTTTCGTACTCAACAATTCCGCTTCATCCACAATGATTAAGCGACCTTCTCCCAGCTTTTCGGTGATGCGGGTAAACAATTCATGGTTTGCCCCGACTTCATTCAATCCCAACTGGTGGCAGAGGTTTTTCAATAAAACTTTCGGGCTACAACTTGGCTCAACTTCAATAAAAATCGTTTCCGGGTTTTGGCTGACATACTGTTTTAATGCCTTGGTTTTGCCTAAACCTGCCGCGCCATAAACCACACTAATTTCACCTTCCACGTGCGCAATATGCACCACATCAAGGCAACGTTCAGCGGCATAAGTAGGCACAAATTCGCTGTTAAAATTGCGCTCAACAACTTTGTCTTTTTCGCGCTTGATTAAACGTTCCACCGCTTCGTCAATATCTTTGGTTACGCCTTTATAAATGCCTTTTAAATACTGGCTAATAACGGCATTAGATTTGCCGAGGGCTTTCGCCACTTGTGTTTGAGTTAACCCTTTCTGTTGCATAAATCTTGCGAGTTGTTCTTTCATGCTAGTGCTCCAAATGTGTTTGTAATTAATCTTGATGCGGTGCAAATTAAATTGCCTTTTAAGCTATAAACTTCTAAAAAGTCTTGTTTTGGTCTAATTTCAACCAGTTTTCCTTTATATTTAATCAACTGATAAGAAAAATACTCATTACGCTTGTACCCAATTCGCCCTTGGTGGACGTATCTCAGAATGCGTTCTTTCATTATTTAACTCCTGCAATCTTGCGTTGTTGGCGTCTCATTTCGCTTGGCAATAACGGAATTTCTTCATCATCATAAAAGCGGTTAACTTGTTTTGCGCGTAAGCTGTGTAATAGCTCTGCACCTTGTTGATGTTCAATCGTAATAACCGGATTTAACTCGTCTAAAATCTCATTTTCACGGTGTTTAATACGGTTTAATCTACCTTTCGCGCGGTTTTCACGTTGTTGTTCAACCATAGGTACCGGGAATGCGGCTTTCTTGTGTGCCTCGAATTCAGCGTTACAGATAAAACGACCATCTAACGTGCGCACCTGCACAAAATCCGCATTGTGAATATCCACACCGACCACCACTTCTTTCCCTTGATGGTTTAGCAGTTCAAGGTGGAAATATTTGTGGTTTTTCCACTCAATCAGTCCGCGTTTCGTCACCCGTTTAAAGTGCGGGCGCTCAATGTCGCGTAATTCCACGTCGGAAAGGTAAACAATCAGTTCTGGATTAGTTACGCGTTCATACTTGACAGCAGGAGTGCAACGAATTTCAGAGTGCACATGCTCGTTGTTGTACCAATCAATCACTTCTTGGATACCAACCATCAACTCTTCCCAGCTCACCAGTTTTTCTTTCGCTTTGCGTTGTAACGGCGTTAAAACCGCCCCTTTTTTCGCATTGGAAAGGGAGATCATGGATTGCAACATCCGTCTTTTGCTATCAGGGTCTGCATCCGCCCCGTAATAGGTTGGAAAACGTTGTGCAATGCGTTTACCGACGGTTTTATTTAAGCGTTCAATAATCCCTCGTCCTTGCGGATTACCCGCAATCCCAGTGGCGTGATAAATGCTAAAGCGAGGTAAAATCCCAGTTACTTCGGCATCAAGTAAAATATTTTTCTCACCGCCCCCGTTATCGGAGTAATAAATACAAGGTAAACCATGCTGAGAAATGGCATGGCGTAAAGCGTCCAACACTGCAAAAGCACTTTCAGATAACGCCAACGACCAACCCACAATTTTTCGGCTTGCACCATCAATAATCATGGTTAATTCAGGCGTGAATGGTCGCCCATGAATAGGGTGTGCCACTTTCATCTTCAGCGAGTGACCGTCACCAATCCAAATATCATTAGCCTTAAACAATGACCAATCACGCTCAACATAAGGCAATAAACCTTTGTATTTTGAGCCGGTTAAGCGGCCAAACTCTCGGATATGCAATGGCAACTTAGCCAATGCACGACGCACTCGGTCAAGGCTTGGTAACATTTCGCGTAACATGTCGTCATTTTCGTGGCGAGTAAGCCATTCGGTTTCAAAAATGCGATACGCATCCACTACGCTAATGCCGTTGGTTTGGCGATAAATCCCCATAAACCAAGACATCCACCAAATACTTTCCACTTTATCTGCCTGACGTTGACTCGGCGCCAACGCACGCAAACGTTCTTCCGCTGTTTTGCATTTGTGATAATCAATCACCCACTGATTCAGGGTTCTTGGTGATAACACACGGCCGCAGTTATTGCCGTTTTTGCTGTTAGCCTTGGAGATCAACGCCATCAAATCTTCCGAAATTTCACCGCACTTTGCCGCATTGCAGAGGTGGGTAATAGCTTTGATTCGGCTTTGCACCTGCTCCAACTCGCTCACATAAGCTACTAAAGCCATGCGTGCATCAGCGATTTCACGCTGTTTAGTGGTGAGGTCGCCAAGGTTCAGATTTTTAACCGTTGGGAGTTGTTTTGGTTTACTTATCACCGCAACAGCAAAACGATCTCTAATTGCGGTTTGTACATCTTCCGGCAAGGTAGAAACTGCATATTCAACACCGCCACCTTTACCAACTCTTTTTTGAGTTGCCCAACCATTCTTCTTAGCTTGATAAATAATTCCTTGCACTGAATTAGGTAAACAGGATAAACTTAAATTAAGTAGTTCCTTGGCTGAGTAGTGTGTTTTTAGGTTGTCGTTTCTCATAAATAACCTCAAAACTATCTATCGGCATATTTTTTATGGTTACGTTGCTCATAACGTGATGCCCAAATAACTTCGGCAGGAACGCCAATGGCTTCAGCTATAATGCGTTCACCTTTGAGCCAAGGACGGTCTAGCGCGTTTTTTAATGTGCTACCGTTGCTATAACCATGCTTTAAAGATAGTTGGCGCAATGACCAACCTTTTTTTGCTAGTGCAGCTTTGATATCTTCTCGATGCCAATCAATAGCTGTTTTTTTAGTTTCCATTAATGTCCTCATTAGATAACCTTATTTGTTAATCTGATGAGGATATTAAACTACAAAAGTAATCATTTCAACTTTAAAGATACACTTTTAAAGTTAAGTGATTACTTTTTAATCTATGCTTTTATAGTTATTTAATATAATTGTTTGATTTTAATGATTATATTTGTAACTTTAAAAATAATTAAAAATTCATATGGAGTTTTTAAAGTTATGAAGGTTAAGTTTAAAAATACATCTCTAATAGGGAATCGGATTAGAGAGGAGAGAGAAAGAATTGGAAAAAGTAGGAATGAATTAGCAGATAGACTTGGATTATCTCTTTCAACACTGCAATTATGGGAAACAAACGAAAGAGAGCCTCAAGCCTCAATGATTATCGTGATAGCAAAAGAGTTAGGAGTTTCACCGAGTTATTTATTAACAGGAGAAACTAATGAAACGCTAGATGAAAAATCAGATAAAATAGCAGAGCCAATGGCTCAATATTCACATAACGCCATTGATAATGACTTTGAATTCATTGATGATTGCCGCGATGTTATTGTAACGGCGGGTTATGGCGGTATAAACGGAGATTACCCCGAAATCAAAAAAACCAAGATAGAGAGCGAATGGTTGCGTGCAAGAGGGTTAAAGGCCGAAGACTGCGGCAAATATAAAGTATGCGGCGATAGCATGGACGACACGCTAAAAGACGGTGAAGACATCATCGTCAATCATGCCAGCAAAACGTTAATTGATGGCAAAATCTTTGTTTTAAATAATCAAGGATCAATGCTGATAAAACGCATTCAACGCACATTTAGCGGGGTAGAGCTACTCAGCGACAATAGCGCATACCGCCCAATAAAACTCACGGCAGAAGAGGCGGACAGCCTGCTTGTGATTGGTCAAGTTGTGTTAGGTTACCGCAATTTTTAA